TATTGTCAGTACAATAGGGCCGCTTATGTCAGGACATTTGTTTGTGTGGTGTAGTTCACGTACGGATAACTTGATTCTCGGAGAAACTGTGGTGCATTATTAATACATGAACGGAGCGGGAATGGAAGGAACTGAGATGGAAGAGATCAAGACTCTGCTTGGGGCTGGTGCAGCGCGGTTTTACGAGGAGGCTGGATACAGTGTTTAGACTTGGGCAGCCGGGCAGAGAGGCATTGTGAGTTATGGTAGTGAAGAGATTTGTGTGTTTCGTAGGGGGGCACGGAATTGGGAGGTGCGTGACACTGATGGTGATTCGTTTGTTTTTGGTTCGCAATGGGAATTGCTGGCTTGGTTTGGTGAGCGACTTTGAGGCGTAGGTCACATCATGGTAAGGGTGATGATTACGTCACTCTTACTAATTGGAAAGTTTCTAATTTTATTGCGCACGCTTTGTTGTTTGGATATCACATTGCTTATTATAAGGATATGGGGCGCATTCATTATTGGAGGAATAGGTCGAAGGAATATCACATAATTTCGATTGATAATATAATTTCAAGCGAAACAGGAATTGAAAATGGGGTTATAAGATATAATGAATAATGCCCTTAAATGGTTGATTGCCGATATAATTGAATATGCATCTGAAGGAAATGACATTATTGTCAAGACACCTAGCATTACACTAAGTGTTAGACAATTTGATTCCTTTATTTCTTGGATTGTACTTTATAAGAAAAAGAAATTTAATATTATTGGCGAGATTGGCGAGAGAGACGATATATTTTACGCAATTACTAGTTTCATTAACGATGTAGACAAGGAAAACAACGATGCAGACAATTCTTGAGCGCACCGGCGATAGCAACTGGTACATTAAGCACACGGACCTTAATGATACTCCGGAGCGATCGGCGGCATGGGTTAAGTCTTTGAAGCGTGATTGTGATGACGCAGATTAGGGATACTTCGACGCCTAAGGTTAAACGTCTTTTACGATCACACGGAATGCGTGAGTGCTATACTCCTGGTGGTGCGAATATTCTCTATTGCGGTCATACAGCATTTCGCTTGATTAATGACTACTGTATGGAAGTGTGGAATCCATTTGACACTCAAAGCGGAACGATTAATTATTACGAATCGCTAGCAGAAAGAAATTTCGCCCTATATGAAATGGGTCTAGAAAGCATGGGAGTTATTTAATGTACCATCTTAGGGAATTCGCTGAAAGTCTTAATCTACCCGATCAATTGCCTGGCTGCGACATTGCAGTTCGTTGCGATCGAATTCTAATTGACGCCCCTGATTTCCGTCTTGACCTTTATGGTTGGCCCGATAATCGCGTGGTGTTTGCGGATAAGATGACTGGACAGAATACCATTAAGCGCTTTGGTCACAACGGAAGAGATAAGTGCCGAAAGTTTTATTTGGAATGTCTTGAGTCGATTGGAGTTGATTTGACAGCACTTGATATGTGAGGACATAGTTAACCCCGTGGCCCCCCTGACGCGTCCGTCGAGGGCGCCGAGTGCGGACTGTAGGGATTCGATGACGCGGTCATGGGCGGCTTCGCTGGCGTCGCCCCAGATTCCGTCAGGATCGGTTCCGACGACGGATTGGGTGTAGGCGACGCCCCAGGGGAATTCTCGTCCGCCCCAGTTGCTGGCCTTGATTACTGCGCACATTCGCTTCTCAGTGTCTACACCGAGTATGTTGTCCTGTACAGCACCGAGAATTCGCTGAATGTCTCTGATATCACCGCCACTGGAAATGGCGGAATTGTCGTCGACTACGCGAATTCCGTAGCGGGCTTCGTCCATGTGGCGTTCGCGGCGGGCAACTACTCCACCATTATCTTGAGGGCCGCCAATGCCCCAAGTAGTGTTTCCGTCAATGCTGTAGAATACACCGGCGGAGTTGGGGGGCTGTTCCACGACACCGATGTGCTGGGCAACTCCAACGCCGTCGAAGTCGAATGTCATGAGATCGCCGGGGCGGACGTCCCACTTGTCGATGAGGACTCCACGAGCGCGTGCCTGGGCCTCGCGGCTGGGGACGTAGGCGCTGATCCAGTTGATCCCAACCTTGCTGAGGATGTAGGACACGAACATGTCGCAGTAGGGTACGCCGCTGGCACCGAAACTGGGTGAGCCGGTGACCTGGGCATACCAGCGTCCATACTTGGTGCCCGTTCCGTCGTCGGCCCAGCGGCTGTAGCCGATTTCCTCCTGGGCTGCGGAGATGATTTGTGCGCGGGTGACCATCAGGAGGCCTTTCCTCGTGGTGTGTTAGATGCTGCGACGCCGAAGAATGCGGCGAAGAGGAAGTTCAGGGCGCTAATCTTGTCGCCGTCGATGACGCCCCAGACTCCGAGGCAGACAAGGACGCCAACACACACGGTGTAAATCCACATGCGGTATGCGTCGGGAATGAAGGGGGGCTTGGGGGACTCGTGCTCACCCATTGTTTTTCTCCTTGAGATAGGAAATGATTTCTCGTAGTTGACGATTCTGCGCATCCACACTCGAGCCGCCGTGATTAGGCTTGACGTGATACTGAACATCTTTCAGTTTATCTTCAATATCTTCAAGCCGGTCAAGCACGCTGGGCATTCCATTATTTCCGTCCCATTCGCATAGCATTTCGGATAGGTGGTCCATAAAGCGCGTGACACGGTAGACGAAACGCCCAACGATTGTTAATAGTGATATGACGCCGAGAATTAAAGCAACGTCAATTGTGTTGGGGTTAATGTGAATCATTAGCGGATAAAGATTTCAGCAAACATGTTTCTGGTCTCGGGAGAGTCGGAGAAAAGGCGCCCCTTACGATATGTGCTACGCATGATGCTGAGGACTTTGTCTCCGTACATGAGCAGTCGCTCCCCCTCCCGCAGGTCCGTGACCTTATAGGCCCATCTTACCCTATCCCCGCGGGGCTGGCGACGCTGAGCGAACCATGTGCCGCCGTCGATCCACACCGAGACTTCACCGTCGGGGCAGCGGAGGGAGAATGCGTATTTGGCTTTTCCGGTCTTTTTCATGACGAAGTCGTCATAGTTGTCTGCGAATTTGTTGGAGATGGAATAGTCGGCATAGTCCTCGGCATAGTTCGTGATGAACGACCCGAAGCGAGTGTGTGCCACTTCGGACTGGAATTGCTCGCTGTTGACGAAATCGGTGACAATGAATCCGTCTGCGTGTCGGCTAATTCCTTCTTTGGGTTCAATGTGAAAACGAATGAAATAGGGGTTCATAATGCTGACAGCGTTGGAAAGCATGAGACAGCGCACCCTGTCTTGATAGCGGTCTACTGTGGAATAAAAGTCCATAAAGACTTTAGCTTCATCGGGAAGATAGCGCAGCGACCCCTTATCGATGATGAATTCATCAAAGATAATGGTATAAACATTCGGGTACGCAATTGACTTGTTTGCCTGAGCCGTAGACAGAGGAATGAAGTAGCCAATAGTCTCCCATTTCTTACCCACCTTGCGCTGGGCATACTGACCCTCCACACGGAATTCCTCATTGGGAAATTCGTGCTGAATGTCGGCAAAGAAACTATTGCGCCCCTTTAGTTCCGTCTTGTAGCGACGAAGATAAATGAACTGCTGACCCTTGTTGATTGCATTCTTGATAACGATTTTCTTGGCCCCATATGTCTTACCTAGACCACGGGCGCCCATAATCATATTAAATACTCCCGCATACGAGAGCACCTTAGAAAAACTATAGTAGGAAAACTTCTTTTTCATTCGTGTCGCCTTACAGTCCACCAGCGAGTGCCGGCGAGAACATCAATAGACTTAGTTACTGGGCCATAATGGGGGTTGCCGCCGTGCCCCACAAGGGTGTTCGAGTCTACCACCATTTCAACATGATCCGTCTCAGGGTAATAGCTACCAGTAGATTTCCACGCCATAACGATCATGTCCCCCGGCCGCAACTGTGCCCGCTCAGCGGCCGTCATAGCCCCACCGCGGCGCGGGAATGGCTCGGCCCCACGGAAGTATTGATCGCCCGTCCAAGTGCCTACAAATGTGTTGGACGTGGCCATGTAGGCGGCGTACATGAGACCGCTACAGTCCGTGATTCCGCTGTGGTCAGGGTCTTGGCGGCCAGGACACTGACAGTAGGCGAACTTGCCCAGACGGGCCATCACCCACGCGAGCGCGGCCGCGCCCTTTCCCGAGCCGCCGGGCGCGGGGGTTCCGCCGCCACCGCCTCCACCAGTGTTGGCGGCAGGGTTTTGCCCAACGATTTTCTCTTGAATGTCCTTGAGGTTTACTTCCCATAGGTTGTGGCTTCGGGAATACATTTGGTAGTTGCCGAACTTGGACCGAAGTGTGAGAATTCCTGAATCATCGGCAGTAATAATCAATTTACCCCCAGACACGTTAACAGTCTGAGTGTTGTCGCCAACACTCCCACCATTACCAGGAGTGTTTCCTGAAATACCTCCCTCACCTACGCCGCCAGTGTCTTTTCCGGCAATAATATTCTTGGCCTGAGTGTAACGGTTGGAGTAGCGACCGAGTACTCCGTTAGCCATAATGTCGGAATACATCTCATTAAGACCACCGCCAGAATAGTTGCTAGCGGCTTGTAGAGCGTAACGTGGCCCCTGGTGATAAGCAACGCACCAGAGAATAAATGCGTCAGTATCAGTCTCAGGGTTGATCCCATACTGCTTAGCAACACTGAAGTAGTTCTCAAGGTCCTTAACAATCTGGTCGCCCTGAATATCCCTGCCCGCGTTAAGCAACGGCTTAAGACTGTCCCCCACGGCGCGCGAGAGATAGTAGGTGTTCCACGACGAGTCGGACTCAGGCACAGACTCAAGCCGAGACCTAAACCCCGCGTCCACTCGTCCATACTCGGCCGCGTGAGCGCCACGCATACGGTTCAGAATTGCCGCCGCGCGAGTGCCGTACCATTGCGCAATTCCGACGGTAATGGGGTCATTGTAGTTGATCGCCGAGTAGTCCATAGACGACTCGACCTGACCAATAGCCTTAATCGCAACTTTCTTGGCTGTTGCGTCCCATGCCATAGTTCCTCCAACAGAAATAGCCTGCCCCAATTCTATCGGGGCAGGCCATTCCTGTCTACTCACCAGATTTTGTAGGTCATGTTCACCTGATAGGTCTGGTTTGCGGAGAGAATATCTCCCGCATAAATTCCACCAGTCTTAGCAACATATAGATATTTATATGTCCTGTCGTTTCCAATAATGGGAGACATAACGCCATCGTAGGGGCGCGCCCATCCGGGGATGCCCATTAGTCGACCATCGTATCCCACATTATTTGTGCCAACCTTGAATGTTCCCTGAATGTAAACCCAGTCCCTATCGCGCTCGCACGTGAGGTAGTTGTAGTCCTTTGCCACAGTACCGTCAGACAGTGTGTGCAGAGCCATCGCCGGAGGGTTGAACCACGACGACCCACCCTTGAGCCACACCTGAAAGAGCTCCTTGACGTGGTTGTAGCCCGAGGCAGTCATGTGCACATTATCGGGCCCCTGGTCCCAGGACTTGGCTTGCTCGTCTCCCCAGTGCACCCAACCACGAGAACCCTCACAGACGACGGCGCCGTAGGACTTGCCCGCATTGACGACCTCGAATGTCCGGGAAACACATGAGCGTGCCACTTGCACATAGTCATTCAGCGAGGACTCGTTAAAGATAACCGGAAGCACTCGAATGTCCGCGTTAGGGAAGTACTGGCGCGCAAGTCTGAAAAATGTTGACGCTTTATCGCTCACGGAATTCTGTGCTCGAATATCATTAAGCAAGTCGATCACAAACAGGTATTTAGTTCTACGGCGCTTGTCCTCAGACATTCCCTGTTTGGCGTTATCCAACTGTGTGAGAAAGTTGTTGTCAGACGTTGAGGTAAAGCCGCCTCCACCAATAGCATACACGTTAGGATTAAGGCCCAGTTCCCGACAAAGAGTCTCAGTCCAACGACTTGCTTCAATAGTTGCATTAGACGAACCAATGACAACGCCCTCAGTGAGTTTAGGGTCTTCAAGAAAGAGATCGTTAGCCTCAGTCTTCGTGTAATAGGCCGGGAAACGATTGTCGAAATCTCTGCGCTGTTGATCCAACTTTCCCTGAATGTCTGTTTGGAACTGCGTGTTCTGGGCCTTAAGTGCATCACCCCACGCCTTAGTTGTGAGTGTAACCCGCTTACCGGCAGGCGACTTAAGTGGTGCTTCAATGTAGTTGCCGTCAACTTCGCGGAATTCGGCGTCAATAAGGCGCCGCTTGAAGTCTTCGATTAGCGACTCGAGTGCAGTTTTCTTGGCGTCCAGTTCCTTGTTCCAACCTGAATGCGTCTTCTCAACCTCAGTAATGAAATTGGTGACCGTCTCATTCAGTTTGGCGATGATCTTGTCCTGTTCCTCGCCAAAGGAATTCGTGAACGCAATGACATCGATGACGCTAGAGCGAATTCGCTCAAGCACGTCAATATATGTCAGCCCGTCCCGATAAGTAAACGGGGTAATGTTGTTCACCGACCGCGACTGAACGCGCCAAAGCGCTTGATCAATAGAACCAATAATGTCGTCACCAGTAGCCATAATATCCTCCAAGTCCTAGTCCGAAAGAGTATCCATTAATTAGTCCGCCAGGGGTATGGGGCATGTCCGTGTCCCACAGTCCCATGAAAAGATCACTCAGTTCTGCGATCACTAAGTCGTCAACGTTAAGTAGTGTTCCCCGATAATCAGCAATTGCACGAGCCTTAGAGCCCGAATATCCCCATGAATTAGAGTGTTGATTATTGGTGTAATTGCTATTCGAGGACGACGTGCTATCCGACTCGTTACGAGACGTAGTGTCACCTGACGTGCTCGCGTCGCTGATACTCGTAGCATAGTCCCCGTCGCCCGCAAGCCGTGTCTGGGGAGTGTCCGAGCCCACGGTGCGCCCCTTGGACTTGTTGGTGCCACTGCCACTGCCCGTCTGGTGGTTGATCCCAGAATTCTGTGACCTGCCGTCCTGACTGGTCTCGCTGTAGTGACGGTTTCCCTCGAGTGGGTCTGTGTTTTGCAGTTCAGCCAGATACATTCGATTATACCGAGGCATAATCAGTTCCATCTTAAGGCTTAGCCGCCAGATAAAGATATCAATTGTCTCGTGCGCGATCTCTTGAAGCCAATATGTCTTCTTGATTCGATCGTTCAGAGTCTTTCGATATGCTTCATCGAAAATCGGGTAGTCATCAAGTCCAATATGGTCATTGGTTAACTTAACAACGTCACGAAGCATTATCGTTGTTACTGACATCGTCACCCCCATAGGTTGTCAAATTGGAATTAGCAAGATAGTCATTAAGGTTTGGTGCTGCATTGTCGTCTACGGCCCAATAGCATGACACGTTAAGCCCAAATTTCTCATTAATCTGTTCGCAAGCCAACTCGCGCGGCTTCATAAACGACTCACGAGACGCAAGCACCTGCCCAGAATTAGCGGCGGCTTCCTCAACCACCATGCGCTCACGCTTTTCGGAATTAACGTTCATAATTCCAAGCATCGTGAGTGCTTCACCCCAAATCTTGGATTTGGATTCCATATGCTTGATTGAAGAAACAGCCCCAGCACCAGCATTCTGATTAAGGGGAAACACGCCAATCGTGTTGGCGAGATTATCCATACTCATATTCTCAGTGCCCCACACAACGGGCTCGCCATCGTAAATCTTAGAAATAAGATTCTGAATAGTGAGGCGCTGGTCCTGCGAGCACGCGACAATCATCGGGTTGCGCTCATTCAGCAAGTCAATTTCGATTGTCCTGTCAATCTGAGCAAGCCGTGCAGCATACGAAAGCACAACGTCAATTTCAGGTTCCCGAACCTGGTTACCCCAGATACACACCGACTCCGAAGCGCTCACCTCACGAGAATAAACACCGTTTCGAGTGACGCGATATCCCGTGGGATTATCCTGAATATCTAGGGGACCTGAAATGGTTGCCGGCATTGCCATAAACAATTCAAAGAAACTATCGAAATAGAAAACTGAGTATCCATTATTGAAGATAGTTGCTTCAATAAAACGTGGGTCAATCCCATTAGGCAGTCCCTCCCAAGTAAACCGGGAAAGGCACTTGCCCATCAATTGACGGCGGTACATATGCTCGAGTTGCATTTGTCTCGCCTCAGATGAAGATGGGGGAGATGCCATGATTTTCTTGTAGATGCCGTTAAGCACATAATCCTTTTTACTCACTAAGGGTCACCCTAACCGTTTTGTCAATCCGATTATTACGAATGTTTGTGTTTCCAATACGCTGAGGGGAGCGCCATACGGTGACACCCTTTTCAAAGATTCCTCGCACACTGGCTTTGAATCCTTCAGGAATTGTTGTGTCAACCAGATAGCATTCAGCCATCTTCCAATATGTAAATTCTGTCATAAGGCTTAGCGTAATCGGGAACTTAATCCAAGTATTCATCAAATACCCATACCTAAGCCAGAAATCGCCAATGCTACGCATAGCAGCCGGAGAGACGCTCCTAATTCTAGCATCAATCACGAGACCATTAGAGACCATTGCAGACACATATCCTGACGTCTGTCCGACAACAGACGGCGGAATAACCTGCATGTCCTGACGTTGGCCGTTAATCGAAGCAATAGCCGCCTCGTAATCCCCATTAGCAGCAAACTGGGCCAGCTCATAGTTAGTATCCCGAACGGTCCTTTGCTGTTGCTGAGAAATCTGTGAAGCACCACTAGCCAACTGATTCTGAATATTAGCCGTCGACTGTGCCTGAGAATTATTAATCATCGCAGAAACACTAGCCGTAGCCGCCTGCCCAATACCAGCACCAGCCGCCGAACCATTCAACCCCATAACACCACCAAGCGCCGTCATAGCGCCCTGTGTAGCCTGAACGGTGGCCCTCATATTGTTGTAGCGCGACTGGGAATCTGCCATAGCAGAATTACCCCACATGGAATTCTCCGCACCCGCCTGAGTCGCGGCAATACCCGCATTAGCAACGTCCCGCGCCGCCGTCGCGGCACGCTGCGCCCGCTGTTGCTGCCACTTCGCGTTATTCACCTGAGCCGCCGCAGTGTGTGCCGAGGAAGCCAGGGCGTTAAGCGAGGAATTATTAACAGCCGAAAATGTAGGCAATGACGTGTAGCCAGTACACATGTCCCACCCTTCACCATATTCGTTTGTCACCTTACCTGTGCGGCGCTCAACAATCACAGATTCTGTAATCGTGTTATAGTCACGAATGGTGAAAAACAAAGACGGATTGGGTGGCGCAATATGGGCATACTGGTCAATATTAATACCCACAGTGCGAATAGACTCAGGTCGAAATTCAACTGGGTTGCCAGAATACGTTGTCAACTCAACAATACAGTATGGCGAGGTAACAAATTTCTTAAGTTCACGATACTCCTTCGGGAGTAAGGAAAGAAATTCGTTTCTAAAACTAGCATCAGTCAACGAATAATTGCGGTTAATATACACACTATCGTCACCAAGCCAAGTCCATGTTCCTTGACCCGTGTCTTTCCCCACCTTAATCTTATCGCCGGCATTAAGGTTGACAATATCCTTTGGCGCAATTGTGATTGATCCAATCCCTTGAGCAACCCAAGGAAAGTACCGCAAACCTGTCATGCCCTTTTTGAATTCTGCCGCAGTACAGGCATAAATCTCAACGCCATTAGGCAATCCTTCGATCCTCGAGGAAGTAGCCATATCTACGCGGGGATTGTCAGTCGTACCATAACCCTGCATTTCGTCTAATTTAGTGGTTGAAGCAATAATGACGATGTAGTCATAATTGTTTACATCCGCCAGCATTCGACGGTAAGTTCTAATAATCTGGTGCTCAGACCCCATATCCAGACCCTCAGGCTGTGTCAACCAATTCTTTCCATAATTATCGAAAGAATCGGTTGCAGCGATGCCCATATGGCCGCGCTCAAGGTAACTGCGACCGAAATTAATCCTCTGATAGTAAGTTGTCCACACATCAAGTTGGAGCGTCAACTGAGTAGTGTTCGGTGCAATATAATCAATGCTGGTAATAAAATAGAAAAACACGCTAGGCGTGTAACCCTCAAAACCAACGTTATTAACCGGACGTCCCGGATTCTCAACCATCACATAATTGTACTGATTCGCCTTAGTGAAAGGTGTCGGAATACGAATCGGCTTACCCTGAGCAAGATAAGTCATCTGATTAATCTCAACCTTATGCAGGTTGTTAAAAGACTTAACATAAGCGTAAGGTGTGTGCCCATACGATTTCCAGTCAACAATATCCCTGTACGTGTTATCGAAAGGAACATTAACCATGGTAATAACGGAGCCTGCGGACCATACAGAATAATCAAACGAAAGACCTGCTCGAGTCTCAGGCGGCATAGCATAAATCTCTGACATATCGTCTCCCTTCAAGTCCAATCATAGCAGAACCGGGCGCCCAACGGACGCCCGGTTCTATGTTGATTCAGGTATTACTTCTTAACCTGAATACTAATCTCTTTATTCACTGGCTTATTGCCGTCCGCTCCCTTAGTGTCAACATTCACACCAAGAGTAAGGAACGCCTCAGGCTCATCAGGCCCAATAGTGAGAACACCGTCGTTGGAAATCTTCGTGCCCTTAGACTTAGCATTCTTGAGGTACCAGTCAGTAGCGTAACCCTTGTTAGCTGGCGCCGTCTTCCACTGAATACTGACCTGGCGCACCGCCGCCGGCGGCATGATCGACGACTGAGTACCATCCGGCTTAGTCACAATCAGCGTATTAATCTCCGCATTCGTCTCAGCCTTAGGCGTCACCACAACCGTGTTCGGCTTAGTGCCGAACGCGATAGCCGGAGTGAACGGCGAAGCGCTCATAACCGACCAGTGATGCAGCCAGAAATTATCATAAAGGCCCTCAGGGTTAGAGATACTCCGATTCTCAAGAAGGATATCCTTGATAACGAAGAATTGAATACTGGTCAGAATAGCCGACGTATCGGCCATCCCCAGCGCCTCACCCGGGACCGTGATGATGTGAGACGGTGCCTCAGCGTCACTGCGGTTAAACGCTGCGGACAGGGACGTGACATCGACGTTTGCCTTAAACTCGGGCGTTGCAATAAGCACCAAGTCCTCAGGGCGAGCGAACGAGTGAACCGCCGCAGAGTTAAACGCGGGAGTCGGGTACTGCATCTTATTCGCAGCAACCCTAAGCGCCTTGAGTGCAGCGTCGACCTTATTCTTATCGGGCTCGAACGTGTTCATGTCAGAAATCTGCATGCGGTAGAAGCCGAACTTGTCGTCGAAAGTCTTAAACAACTTAGTCATACTAAGGAACTCAGACCACTGGTCAGACGACGCCGCCACAGCCATAATCTGAGAAATCATCTCAGAAAGACCATTATCCGAAAGGAATGCGCGGCGAAGCACGTCACGATTAACCGTGATCTTAAACTTTTCCTTGCGGTTAATCGTATGGAACGCACTCTTAGACGGAGGAGGCGCCTGCCCGAACACGTCCCGCTCAAGATAATCGCGCTGCTCCTCGTAAATAGTCGGCTTGATAAAGTCAAGGTGAACCTCTTCAATAGTGTCACCAAAATTCATCATGCCCTGCTTGAATACCGCAAGCGGATTCTTCCACGAAATATCACGAACAATCGTGGAACCAATACGGTTAACCAGCGACGACATAAACTCGTTACGAGTAATGTTGTCGGACATGATTCCTGCAATGGTTTCCTGAATGTTGGCCTTGGTGGCCTCGGGAACCATATTCTGATAATCGTACCTCGCATCACTACGAATAGCGTTAAGAATATCAATATTTGAAGTGTCGTCACGCAACTGCGGCATAATCAATTCTCCTTAAAAAGTTCGCTAATCGACTTAGGCTTCCAATTAGAATCCGGAACCTTATCATTCCCGGAATCACTACTAGAAAACAATCCTGACAATCCTGCAAGAGTCTTTCCAGTACTCGCCGCAGCTTTCCTGTCAATCCCCATGCCATCAACTATAGCATTCCCCGCGTCCTTGGCAGCAGTGCCGCCCAATTCGACCGCAGCACCGCCAACGTCACCGACGCCCTTGAGCACCGCCTTGGCGTCGTCCTTCGTGCTCTCAGCCGCCTGTTTCACATCATCCAAGGTCATTTCCTTAGATGCAGGAACATCGTCCCCAGCAAACGGGTTACCTGTCTCCCTATCCGTGGGGGTCAGTTGCTCACCAAGGCGATTCTCAAGTTCAGCCTGCAACGCAGAAACCTTTTCACCAAAAACATCCGTGAGATGCTTCCAAGCCGCCTTGGTGTCCTTGAAATGATCGACGTTGGCCGGGTCCTTCGGAGCACCCTCAAGCATGTTCCCGTCGTCGGGGGAAACTGCCTTCTTGTCCCCGTCACTATCGCCCGGATCAAAAACGTCATTTCCAGTCATGCCGGATTCCTCGCGCTGTTGTAGCGTGAGGTTATTGGCCGCCTTGTTTCGTGTCTGGGTGTCATCCATGGACTGCTGAGGGTCGCCCTCAGTCCTGCGCTCAGTCAGCGAACGACCACCATGCTCGGCCTTGTCCTGCTTAATGGACTCAGCATTCTTGGCGTCGACCTTCGCCTTATTCGCCTTGCGCTGTTCCTCATTCATCGGGGAACCGTCGGGGTTCATTCCCTTGAGCGCATTCTTTTCAGCATCAGATAGTGCCATTTTTTCCTCCTAAACGGTAGGCTAGGAACTTACGTTCCTAGCCTACCATAAATACCCAATCATCTGAAAGCAATCCTGAGGGATGCTACCCAACTAAGCCCGGCCCAGTTCATTAGGTTGCTTCCGGGCAATTAGTCAGAAATTACTTACCAGACTTGGGAGCCTTCTTCGCCAGATAATCAATAAGAGCCTCAGTGACGATATCCGACTCGTCCTTACGCAGGAGCCAGTGGGCCTCAGTCAGGTCCGCCTGAACAGACTTCGGGAGACGGAACTTAACGGTGCTGTGAGTAGAAACAGGGCGTGCCATGATTACCAACCTTAATCAATCTTCAATGTGAATGTCGTGTCTCGGAGAACTGTTCCCCCGGGAACCCTTACAGGAATCAGTTTACCATTCCAAGTGCCGCCATGCAACATGTCGTCTAAAGTCAACGTTGCTGCGACGTTGCGGGGCATCCCCGCAATGTGTACATCTAGTTTACCATCAATTTCCTCTGCATACTGCTTTGCTCGGATATAAACGGATTTTGTGAAACTACTCTCATGCTTCCAGGCCCCCAGTTCTACAGGGTCAACCCATAGCGAATCCGGGGGAGTGGTGGGGCCAATTAGGTGTAATGAATCCGTATCGGCGTATGCGAATGTTTCATAATTATCTTGCGCTGCGCTAATTGTTTTCTTCCGAGCATAGGCCGTAATGAACACGCCCATCGGTGTATAGACAGGGTCACGCATTTCGGGTTCATTCATTACCAGTGATACGCGATTGTCTTTCAAGGTGGGGTGCTTTCCTGTGATATCGGGGTTGGTTGCAAACTTCCCATATAGACTGTTTAGGTGTAGTTTAGCAATCTGTCTTAATCCACCAGTACTATTCTTTTTGATTTCCATGAAATGATCTACATAATTGTCGAAAAAACCATGTGATCCTCTAAACTCAAGGGTCCCGTTCCATGAATAAATTTTAAAGTTATAATGTTTTTTCCACAATTCAATATCAATATTTGTAGCCACGACAGTTGTGGGCTCTTTTACTTCTTCTAGATATTGTGTTGGATTGAATGAAAGATTCTTTTTTATTTGAATACAAGGAATATGATTTGGTTTTAATTTCGCTGTAAATGTGATTGAAGCAATGTAAAGTGGTCGATTAGTTCGTGGCGCCCCATCCGAGTAAATCGGGTCGCCATAGGGGAGTAGTGCTGTTCGCATCACCGATGGATACAGTGAGTTGACATCATAAACACTTCCTTTCGCATTCAGTCGCTTCGAATATCTCGGGTCAGCGTAAGTGAATCCGCCACGGTATGCTTTTCGTATCTCTGTGTCAATCTCAGGCGAAAGAATTGGAAATCGACGAATAAATAGTTTACCCGTCATTTTCTTGTATGTTGCAAGAGAGTCGCTGCCCGCCGTCAATTTAGTCATCTTCTCTTCAAACTGAACTTCGAGCGCTTGAGCGACAATCGCCACATCATTTCGTTGATATCGCTTTTCTTGTTCTGTTGGAATGTATCCTATCGGTCTATGCTTTTCATAATCAATCTCAAGTTTCTGGTCATGCAAATTAAATGCATTAGCGATTGCACTGACCGACATTGGCAATTTCTTGAATGAATCTCTGAATTCAACCCTATAGCCCATCTCAAAAACAACTGTAATCGAATAATACTTGCCCATCCTTGAAATCAAAGAAGTAAATTCCTTGACGCCCGGATTTTCTTTCACCCATTTATAATCGTGCTTCAGTAGCCAATCTAAAATAAATGTGCCATCGAATGCTAGGTTGTGGAAATAAATATGTGCTGCGCGTTCAGAAATATGTGACATAAACCCGTCAAGTGTAATTCCATCAACATAATTCTGAAGTTTTCCAACCTGAATAATCCCCCAAGACCACACACGGCAATCATCCTCAACCGTAGTCGTCTCAAAATCAGCGCAAAACGAAGGAATTTTCTTATGGCTGCGCCTAGCGCCGGCCCTTGCGGGACTTGCGCTTGTTGATTGGCGAACCACTAAAATCATCCTCCGGTTTAATCTTAACTTGCTTTATCTCTTTAAGTAGAGATTTAATACTAGAGTCGGCTTCTTCTACATCATCGTACCAAAGATCATAACCCGCCCTCTTGCGGTCAAAATATCCTTCTTTCGCGGCCTCGTACATGAGAGACAATTGATTAGCAAAGTCGCCGTTAACTGTCCACATTAACCACAACACATCATCGGGAATATCGGTGAGAATATCAAATAGTTCCGGATCGCCGATAACGTCAAGCATTGCAGCAATTTGCTGTTTAGCGGCTGTCAATTTCTCTTGCTTTGCCGCCTTGCTGAGACTGTCCAAAACAACGTTCGTTTTCTCGCGCATTGCTTCGGCGGACTCGAAATTCACTGTGCGCTTATCGGGATTCATTCTCTCAAGCGCGTAATGTGATCCACCAGGCAAGTATGATTTAGACGGACGAAAGTCTCTAATCCAATCGCCTACGGTAACGTCACCCATATAAGGTAACTTAGTTCCCGCTACGCTGCGTTCATAAGCGTCAATATCCTCATTATAACGACGAACAGCATCGCGATAACGACGAACGTCTTTAGCAGAAATGGGATTACCTTTGCTGTCAGAATAATACCAAACACTATCAGAATTATTGAACTCACTAAGACGCTCAAGTTCTCGCGCCGCATTCTTCAAAGTCACCTTACCTACAGCCGATTTACCTAACGGATCGTACTTCGTCCCACGAATATCCGCACCGTCGTCACTAGTCGCCATCTTATACATCTTACGCATAGCGCGATCACGCTCAACCTGCAACAAATCTCGCGCCCTATCCAAATCGGAACGATGCTGCTCCCTTGCGCTCGCCTTAGCCGACTTGACCTTAACCTTACCCTGTTCCTCAGACAAAGTATCAGGCAAAGGACTAAAGTCAAGCCCGCCAACAAAATCCCGAATCTCACTCGCAGTATTCCGAACATGCTTCGCGCCGCGCTTAAACGACCGATAATGCTTACCCCAATGAGACTTAACCAAACCAATCACCCCCTGCCCCCTAAGGGGCAGGGGGCAACTAGTATCCTACAGTGTCCGTCAGGCCAGCGTCACAGTCGTGTACTCGCGACCCCTACCAGACTTAGCCGACCCAATCTCAACAGCCACCGGCTCGGGCCACGACTTAACATCACCCAGAATATCCACAAGCCGCTGAATCTGCGCCACAACCGTCTGAGACGAAGTACCATATGCATTTCCGTCCTTGTCGATTACTGTGATCGCACGACGGGTCTCAACCTCACCAGTGTCAGTGTCGACCACGTCATCCTCAGTGATAACAATATCCTTGATTTCAATCTTCTTGCCACGCAGTTCCTTGAAAGAAACGGCCGAATTCTGTGCGGTGAAGAAAGCCTTCTTACCAGCGAAGTCATCGGAGAGAGAAGAATAAACAACAGCCATGATCGTTCCCTTTCGTGTATGGCTAGATTTCATTTCGTGTTCTGGTATTACCCGTCCAGCCGGGAATCTAAAAGAGTGGTTCTGCATTAATGTCTTCAGGAACCAATATGAAGTTATCGTGTGTTAATGCCATGCAGACAATAGATGGCGTAGAAACTTCATTCTGATATACGCCATTGTGTTCTGGCACGCTCAGTGTATGTGTGTATGCATTATCCGTTCTCGTAATGGTAACTCGGTGTCCCGTTCCCTGAACAACGAATACTCTCACATTTGGGTTATTGGTGAGATATCGTTTAACCAGTAGGCGTTTCGATACCAAACAATTAAAGTAAACTCTCACATAAAAATCATGATCAACGTGAGAATCCCAGCCATCCACAGCAACCAACTCCCAACCCTAGACACAGCCTTGGTCGCAATCATACCCCCAGCCACAGCGAGAGCAACCCCGCCCGCAGTAAGCCGATCACCATGACGCCGCACGTCACCACAAGAACAAACTTGATCATTGCCAACAGAATTGTATCGTTCATTCTCTTCCCAACCCATTTCCTTGTCGATCCAAATAAGTTCCCCATTAACGTTTTCCCACATTATCCTCATCCTCCAGCATATCAAACACCTGAGTAAGTGTAGTGCCCTGTAAGAAATAATATGTCTTCGTGTCCGTCATAATCCAATGACCACCATACTGTTCATCGGGACGGATTGTAATCTCACGCATTTCGTCTCGAATCATGTAGAAAACAATATGTGACCTTGAAGTGAAAAGCAAGTCCTTCTCAAGGGAATACCAATTATCTCCACGTTTCTCCAACTTCAATCGTCGTTTTCCGTATGTAATTGTTGCTGTGTCTTTGGTGTTCTTAATGCTGCACCCTAGTTCGATTAAAAGGATTTGCAATGCGTATCCTAGAATCGATTCTTCCATCTCAGTTCCTTCCATTCCCGCGGGCTGTTCCCGCTCCGTTCATGTATTAATAATGCACCACAGTTCTCCGAGAATCAAGTTATCCGTACGTGAACTACACCACACAAACAAATGTCCTGACATAAGCGGCCCTATTGTACTGACAATAGGACCGCTTATTAATATGCCCTACCACCGACCTACCATAGGTGACTTACATTGTCAAGCGAAATCATGTGATACGTAACACTATTTGACGAAAATGGGGGTGATCTTCGTCACATGAAAGGGGGGCA